CTGTTGCTACTTTTATAGATTCTTCTGCCTCAAAGGCATTAACACTATCTGCTACTTTTTTAGTGTAGCTTTTTTGTCTACTATTCTTTGTCTTTTCTTGAACAGTCTTTTTTATCTTCTGTGCAGGGCTGGACTTTGCAACGGCTTCAGCTCCTGTTTTTGCGGTTTTTGCATTCTGGGATGCTGCCCCGGCAGCACTTGCGGGAGTAGATACAGCAGCACCTGTAGCGGCACCAGCAAGTGCCCCTTGTGCAGCAGCTCTACCTGATCCTTCTAACAGATCCTGATCTGTATCCACATGAGTTGCAGTACCAATATTCTGAGCCAACTGACCTGTCAGCCCTTGCAAGGTTTCTTCAATACCCTCAGTAGCACCATCTTTAACTACCTTGAGCATCATAGCCTTACCTATGGACTCAATACCGTTACCCCGAAGAATATTACCTACGAACTCACCTGCACCAGTCACTTTTGAAATAGCACCTGCACTTAATGCAGTAATGATACCTACTGTGTTGAAAGTATCATTTGCTACCTCTAATCTGGCTTCTTGGGGGGTCATCCCTTGTTTGATGTACTCTTGATAATCAGGGGATTTCTCGATCTCTTCTTTCTTGATACCTAGTACTTCTTCCTTAGATTGCAAGGCATTAGACATGCCTTCACTAAAAGCACTGTAGCCTACACCTGCACGGGCAGCAGCTCTTGTTGCTAACTCCTTGCCTGCCTTGGTAGCCATAAAGTCTTTGGTCTGTTCGGCAGTCATATCCTTGGTAGCCCTGCCGAATGCACTCTTAGCAGCAGCTTTACCGACTACACCACCACCCAGAAGATCCACTACAGATTCTGCTACAGTGTCAGTGAGGGTGTACCCTTCATAGCGGGCTCTTTTCAGTTTATCTATTGCCGCTTTACCTTGCTCAAACACACGAACCAGTAGCTCATCCTCACCAGCTGCTACTTGATCTTGAATTCGTTGCTCACTTTCTGCATCGAATAGCACATCACGAGCAGACACTGAGCCACGTTCTGCCTGAAGTTCATCACTTTGGAGCCCCTCAATAAACTCTCTCGTTTGTTGGAAGTCAGGGGCAATACCAATATCACGTAGTGTTTCATCCAGACCCGGGATACGCATATCCGAATCCATAGACTCTAGGGCAAGATTACCCCCCAGTGCTACAGGATTGTATTTTGAAGCTATATCCATGAGGCTGTAAGCCATGCCCCCAGTATTGACTACACCTTTCGCTACACCTCCAGTGATATCCTGAGCAACTTCACCTCCTTCTCGATCACCGTAAGCCAATTCACGCTCTTCAGCGCGGTATACATTATCTTCCAGTAAGGCGATGTTTAGATCTTGCTCCCACTGTTGTTTTTGTTCCGGGGTAGCATCTGGATTCAATCGGAGGAATTCTTCCTCAGTGACGGGAATATCATTGTTAGCTAAGAATTTCTCCTGCTTCTGGAGACTCTTAGCCATGACCTGTTTGGCCTTAGTTGCAGATATTTCAGAAGATTTAGCTGGGTCAACTACACCGTAAGAGTCAGTATCTCCTTGGGCAGTGGAAGCCAAGGGATCTATGAGGTAGTTGTTATCTGAGTCCGCCATGAAAAATTTTCCTCAAAAAGAAGGGGGCTAATGCCCCCATTCTACAGAAAAATTTTCTGAAGGAAATGATTTACTCTGAGTAAGTGAAGCCACCTTTCAGTTTCAGGGGTTCCAAATTAATCTGCTGATTACGGTCTGCTGCCTTTTCTTTGATCACCATAGCATCCCGCAGTAATTGACTCTGTACCGCGTTTTCCTGTGTGCGGTATACGTCCTGCACATCAAATTTACGCTGCCCCAACTGACGATACTGACCATAACGGTTGTAGGCTTGAATTAGCGCAGTCTCTACCTGCTTGTCGTTATTCTTCAACTCACCATCATCGTTCACTGATAGTTGTTGCATAGCCAATGCATACACTTCAGAGGGCACTACAGCAGCATCTCGGGAAGACCCTGTAAGCCCCCAATCGCTAGATAACTTACGGATATTCTCGTTATTGGTAGCGAGTACTCTGGCTTTTTCTGTCAAGGTATTGGCCACTTTTGTGGTCTTCTCCCTATACTCCTCGCTCTCAGGCTCGCCCCAATCCCAAGTACCACCATCAGGCTCCGCATTGTTTCTCAGCCCGTTGATAATAGCCATCTCAGGGGTAGCACCGCTACCGAGCTCAGTTATACCGCGGTAAGCAGCAAGACTCTGATCAATACTATCCAGTTCCTTGTCCCTTTCGATCTGAATAGCACTGAGGGTATTAGCGGCAGTCTGCTTTGACGTATCCAGAGCAAACTGGTCATACTCGTTCATACCGGTCTTACCCTGATTAATGGTAGCCAGCATATCTTGGCCCAGAGCGTCCGCTTCTTCTCCATTATAGCCAAGCTCTCGGGCTCTGCTGGAAAGGGTACGGCCAATATCTTTCTGGTCAGGAAGCTCTAACAACTTGCTGGATAACTGCTCAGAGGTCAGCTTAGCGTCTGCTTTAGCAATACGGTATAACTCATCCGCATTAGGAACATTTTCCTGATTAGTAGCAGCTAAGTAATCTTCTTTACTGGCAAAATCTATCTTACCATTTTTCAAGTTTACATTGGAGACAATTGGGGATTGCTCCAACTGAGAAGCCTCTGCCCGGATACTGCTGACCTGATCTTGGAAGGTATTACGGAAGTTTTCAGCATCTTGCTCCAGACGTAGACGACCTTCCCGCTCACCTCTGGAAGCAAGGCTGGATAAGGCATCACCGATAGTCCCGATACCTTGAGAGATAGAGTTCCCTGCTTTATCTGCCTGACCCAGCAAACTGGCGTCTGAGGGGGCGGACACATTGCGCCAAGTAATTGTACTCATATCTTCTTCACTCCACGTTGGGCTACGAAGTCGTCATCGTTCTTGTAGTTACCACCTTGACCTGCGGCTAAGCGCTGACGGTAGCTATCACGTAGCTGTAAATTCACGAGATTAGCTTGGTTATTAAAATTCTGAGTAGTAACCCCCCGATTAAAGCGGAACTGTTCTCGGGCAAGTTGTAAGTTCTGGTAGCCAGTATAAGCATTGGCTATACCTGACAGTGCTTGCAGACCTGTAGCACCCAACTCTAAATTATCTCTATTTCTTTCTAACCAACCGGGCGTACTCTGAGAAGTTGGGGAGTTGAATGTAGTGTCCAGACTCGATAACTCACTATCATTGAGTCCGTAGTCTGTTTTCACTAGATTAGCTGGCTCGTTGCCTGCATATCCTAAATCCAAGTTCTGCAAGTTACCGCCTGTATCTGGATTAACGGTAATAGGGGCTAATTCATTTGGCAATGCCGAAGATGTTGCGCCTCCAGTCGCCTGACTAGTTGTAGTGTCAGCAGGACGTGCAGGTATTTTAAGTACGTCTGGATCAGTTATCAGACTATACTGGTCAAACCACTCCTGACTACTCTGAGGCCCGCTAGGAGCCTGTGCTACACTATTTTGCCCGAGATTAGGTGTATTTGCGTTAGCAAATCGGGGATCCGTTACTTGCTCGTAGGTAGCCCCGGGTATGACAGAATAGGGGTTAATATTGTGTTTCTTACTAGCCCTAACAAAGCTCAAGTCAGCCATATTAGTAAGGCTACCAGTTGGTTTGATGATCTCATTATCCACCAGTCCCTTAACTACATCTGCGGGAGGAGTACCTGCCAATAGTTGGTTTTTACTCTGCTCATAAGCAGGGTTAGGTACATTACTCATGGTAGTCCAATCGAATTTAACCGCAGGTACATCAAAATCTCTTAATAGATTTTGAGCATCTACTGCACTCATGCTCGCCATTTTACCACCTCAAACCTTATACGATCTGAGTTTACAGATCTTTGGTTAATAGTTTCTAACTAATGTTAGGTCAGATTACAATATACTCTAATTCTTCAGACAGGGCATTAGACAAGTCCAGCGCACTATCCACATAATAACTTGGAGCGTCTAATACTGCCGCTCCTGGGTTTCCTACATGCGTAGTACGAAAAAAGAAGTCAGTAGGGGACTCTACAATAATAGCTTCTTTGCCCTCTAGTCCTGCGTAAAAACCTTCTGATTCATAAGCTTTAGGCAATAGCTCGTATGCTGCTTCTAACGCTTTTTCTTTACCTTCCATTTCTTCTGCAAAATCTTTTATGTCGTCCTCTAAAATGGATTGCTCATTAGCTAGAACCATCTCATAAACACTGAGTACTGTGTTTGTCAGTATCATAGCGGCTTCTGCAGAAGCAGTGCGAATAAAGGTTTTTAACGTATCAAGATCACGAATAATGATAGCTACAGCTACAGCCAGTATTGCCCCTACCACGCCTCCTACTTCTTTTATAAGCAATTTTCCTATGTAAGCCACAGCTAAAGTTTTAACTAACTGCACTGCTATTTGCTGGGCTATCTGAAGCACAGTGCCCCCAAAACCACCTGTAACTACGGTAACTACGATTGCTGCAACAGTTATTATCGAACCTAGCACCCGTTTCCATGTGCTGCTATCCACCTCCTGGTAAACCCCCATTTCAAGTCCAACAGCGTCTATAGCAATGAGCCCTTGTTCTCTGAAAGGGTAATCCTGCATCCTGCTTCGGATAATAGGCAATCTTATAGAACTTACTCTGCTACCACTATCTAGCTGTTTTTTTAGATGGGCAATATCTATATATTCTGACCTACCATGCCGAACATACGCTACATAGGATAGCCCTGACACACTTACAGATTCGTAAGTGTTGTCTTCAATACGTCTATAGAGAATATACCTAGAACCATCATCAACACTAGGATATCCAATTGATGCATTGCTGGCTAAAGTGTTTGATTGTACTTCTATATGAAACTCCCCTCTGTTGTTTTTCCCTGACCTCTCCACAGAGGATGTGTAAAGTACTTCTCTAAAAGTAAAGTGAATATTGTAATTTGCCTCATCTAACCTAGGAGTAAGTTTTAAATTGTTCGATAAAGGCTGCTCTGTTAAATGGCTTGGGTAGTAGTCTTTGAAATAATCAAAGACATAATTAAGCGCTTCTTCTTGTTTCGATAGCAAATCAATTGCCGGGTAAATGTATGCATCATCCACAACCCCATCATCAGGATCTTCTGAAGTACTGGAACGGATACCTGAAATAAGAGAATCCACGTCAGTCTTTAAAGTGGCCCCCATTTTACGAGATATGTCCAAGTCTTCTGCAGTAAAGCTAGAGTTGGTAATAAATTTCTGATTTGAACGAATAGGTATCCAAGGATAAAAATCAGCCCAGCCCTCTCCTCCTACAGTTTTGTAGGAAGAATTAGCGAATACTGAATCACTGGGCCACAGGTAATAGGTATGACTGGATATATCAGAACTTTGCTGAGTAAGTATTACAAATTGAATTATTTCTTCATCAACAACTACATAAATAAAATCATTATCACGAGGATTGTTACTTACTCTATAAGGTTCTAATGCTATCGTAGTGTCTAATGTAAGCAGACTTATATACTCTTTCCCAGAGGATATCTTTGTGGCTTTTACTTGAATATGCCCAATAGCTAAATCATTTTTAAGTACTCTAGGTATAGCTTCAGAACCGACGCTAAAATTAGGGGATATTTCTAATAACTCCACCTTCCATTGGGAAGGCACGCCATTGTAATACCCATTGGCAGTACCTTGCCCTCTGAGTATCGATGAATTTAGGGTATTAGTGAAAGGGTTATACCCGTAATACGTACCTAACTCTCCCAACATAGCAGTCTGAAAAGACTGGTTATTCACTGATATTGATATAGCTTTTTCAATAGTATCATCAGGAATACCAAACCTATTTGTTATAAAATTACGAGCGTAGTCATTGCCCTCTAGGGCAACTACTGCTCGGTAGTTTTCTTTAGGGTACCCCCAATAAATTTCTTTGCCGTAGGCGTAATACTTCTCTAGATCTTGTGCAGTAATTGCTTGAGAGTTGGCTAAGTACCCTAGCAGTTCTGTGTTGAGGTCTTCCTTGCCCGCGATGGCATACCCAACAATCTCTAATAGATTGTTAGGCTGCTCTTCATATAATCTACTATAAGCTAGGCTTGCATACTTTTTTGTACCCACAATGGCACCTACTAGGTATTAGAAGCTACGCCGTTTACCAATGCGTCTACTGCGGCTTTAATCTTAGATACGTTCTGAGGGATGCCATTAGCATCCAAAACAGGTATTGGAGCACCGTCTGTACTTTCCCCGTCCCAGCTTGCTACATCCCCTGCAATCATAGAGATAAAGCTAGTGGCCGGGTTAGCTGATTTATCTAATGACCAAATGTCACTCATAATTTTAGCTGCTTTCTGCTCCGCATCCCGCAGGAAGCCATCAGCCTGGCGCTTCATAGTCAATGTCTTGGATCCAATAGCACCAGCTACTGTCACCCCATCCACTTCATCTTGGATCTGAGCTTTCTCAGTCTTAACCTTCTGAGTCATCAACAGCACTTCTTGATCGGTACGTAACTTCTGTACACGCAGAAGATTCAATTCTTCTGCGGCATTCAATACTTGTTGCTCAGTCAATTTAGCTTGAGCATTCATTTGAATTACTTGAGCTTCAGCCAAGGATACCTTAGCAATGGACTCTTTCACTTGCTGTTCGGTGATCTGATACTGAAGATCTAGAATCTCACTCTCTTTCTCAGTTTTCTCACGCTGAACTTGTGCAGTCAGAATCTGCTCATCCAGAAGCAAGTTCTGCTTCTGCACCTGCTCTGTTTCGTAATCAGCTCGGATAATTTGCTTATCCAGAAGCTCATTGTTCTTTTCGATACCATCAATCTCAGCATCGACTTTTTCCATTTGTTTTTTGGTTAGGTCAACTTCCGCTTGAGCACGATCTTTGCCTAAACCAAAAGCCACCGCCTGCTGAAGCAGGGATGGCATACTTGCTGAAAGAATCTCGGCAGTCTGAGCAGTACTGAGATCGTCGTTTCTCGCTGAATCTTTAAGCTGTTCCCTTAAAGCGTGCACAAACTTATCGAATGCACCTTCACCATTGAGTTTGCCTTCTGTAATCAGACTTAAAGAGATCTCAGTACTCATCAGTTATTCCTTAGCTATTGCCAGCAGCAGCTGCTTGTTGAGCAGCCAGATCTTTCATTTCTTCTTGACTGAGAGGAGTCAAATCTTTGATAGCAAATTCAGGGACCATACGTATGGATACCTGATTACTACCCTTACCTTTCTTCGGCTTGTGCGCTACACGGTAACGACGAGCTTTAATCATATCCAGCAAAGCTTTTTCAACGTGGGTATCCACATCGAAAGGAACCATCCGCTTCAGGCTAACGATTTCATTGCCGAAACAGAAGATTTCACCTTGCCATGCGCTCTTATTAGGATTCATGCAAGTAATATGCACACGCACTAAGCGAGACAATTCTTTCTGTTTCTTTTCACGGACTTCAGCCGGGCTACGGTAGGTGTGTTCAGGAGCAGCAACAACAGGGGCGTTGTCCGGTAGGAGTTTTGCACCTTTTTCCTTGGCTTCTTTAATACGTGCTCGCAAAGTCTCGTCACCAATATTGGCACGAAAATCTACATTCAGTCGTTGGGCTTCTTCTTCCAGTTTTTGGCGAGCAGCGTAAGTATCTTTATCAGTCTTAGGTGCCCCAGTGTTCTGGCTATCTGCGTTATTAGTCAGGCTGGGAACTTGTTCGTTCTTTTCAGCCGGGTTCTGGTCATTGGTCTTGTCATCTGACATAACTCTGTCCTCGGAGTTTGATTTCAAATTGTGATAAAAAGAAGCCCCCCGAAGGGGGCTCCAATCATGCTACCACTCGCTTAGCGAGGTGCAACAGATTTATATAGCGCGATACGTTCCGGTCGGGTGATCAGGATACCGTAGTACCACTTGATGGACATGAAGCCCATTTCACCGTAGGGATCGTTACGATCTGCAACTTCTTTACCCGGAGCTTTGTGGTAAATGGTGAACTTGTCTTCTTTACCACCGCGAGCAAAGCCGATAGTAGTAAAGGACTCGCTACCAATGCACAGAGCAGGGTAGATGTTGTAGGCTTCAGAGCCTGCGTTGGCAGCACCAGAAGCAGCTTCAGCAACACCGGTACGGTAGCCATCGTTAGTGGTTACAGTGTCACCGAAACCTTCCCAGTGCATCATTTCCGGCACAACCACGATACGGAATTGATCGATAGCACCAATCTCACCGTTCAGGATAGTAGTACCAGCAGCATAATGCTGAACCGGAATGAAAGCCTTTTCACCAAAGGAATCTTCCATTTTTTTCACAACCGGGATCAGTTCAGAACCGATGTACAGGACACGGGCAGAATCGACCACTTTAGTGTCGATCATGCGTGTACCAGTAATCATCTTGGTCTGGGTCGGACAACGGTTATTATCCAGATCAATGCTGAGACGCATCAGACCGTCATAAGTCAGGACGGACAGATTACCAGTTTCACCGGCCATATCACCGTCAGAACCAGCATTACCACCAAAACGAACTACACCGGCAGCGTTCAACAGGTCAATTTGCAGAACGTCTTCAGTGATTTCAACAGCACCGTTCACCATTTCCCGGGTGATGTGCTCCATGAGCATATCGTCGGAATCGAAATCCAGAGATTCCTGAGTGTATTCGTCGAAGAAACCGAATTTCTCAAGATTGGATTCCAGCTGAACACGGCTGAAGCCAACACGGTTAACACGGCCACCGTTCTCGGTCAGAGTCGGCAGACGGCCAGCGATATAGCCCACGTCTTTGGAGGAACCATACAGATTACCAGTGCTGGGTACTGCACTGTTTTCAGTAATAGTCCAGCCAGCCGTTTCCAATGCTGTCTTGGTAGTAGCATAGTCAGTGTCCATAACACCTAGGTTCCGGAAGATAACCACCGCATCTGCCTGTGCAGCAGTCAGTGCAGCTGCTTCAGCAACATTTGCACCTACTGCGAAGTAGGAGGTGTAGAGGTTATCGATGGTGTTCGGACGATTGATAGTGATAGTAACTTCGTACAGACCATTAACGCCATCGGCAATATTACCGTTAGCATCGATACCCTGATCGTTAATGTTTGCATCTTCCAGAAGGGGCAAGTAGTGATACAGTTTAATTTTCTTGCCGTAATGCTTCGGCATGTTCTCAACAGAGGACATGGGCAGGAAATACTGCTTTTTGCGGCTCTCTACAAGTGCTTTACGTTTGTAGAAGTCAGAACGAATCTGACCACCACCAATGGCGGAATCATTACCACCCGCTGGGTCATTATAACGCTGTACCATGACGGTAACTCCTAATTAAAAACTCAAATGGTCAAAGATTGCCGGAAGACATGGCTTCTTCAAACTCTGCATCTGACATTTCCCAGATCTCTTTTTTCGCAGGTTTGCTCTTACCATTCTTACCGCTTCGGGATGGAGCCTTACTCGCAGCACGTTTGCGCTTATCACGAGTTTTAGCATCATCCTGTTTGCCAGATGGTTTAGAAGGAGTTTTCTTGGGCGCGGGGGGTTCTTGTTTAAAGAACTTGTCCAACTGGCCTGAATTCTTCAATTCTTCACCAACTTGCTGATAGGCTAATAAAGAGTTAGTACCCCTTACTTGCCACAGAGCCATACGCCGATTAACTTCGCCTTGAATTACATCGTATAAGCCAGACTCAATATGGTCATGGATTATCCGCAAATTCTCAGGCTTTGAAGCCACGATCTGACGGCTCTCTGTATCCCACTTCTGATTCACTTCTTGCAGAGTTCGGGTTATTGATTCAGAGCCTTGGAGTTCATCCAGTACTTGATCAAGCTCGATTTCTGCATCTGAAACAGCGTGTGATTCAGGTTTGTAACTATCTGCATTATCAGTGCTTAAAGAGAACGGGTCAATACTATGTTCTGCAAGAAGTTTACTGATAGCTTCTGGCTTACCTTTAGCTGCTTCAATAAGCAGATCCAGTTTGCCTTCATCCAGTAGCTCATTATTACCTAATTTCTTGATAATCTTCAAATTAGGCTTAATCTGCTGCATTTTCTTTGTGTAATTAGCCCCCTGAGCCATAAGGGTTCGGGCTTCATCCACATTTTTGACAGCCATCTCGCCATTGTTTGCACGAAAAGGTGAAAGGAGTTTATCCATTTCACCTTTGTAGAAATCACTGTCTTCTTCTTTATTCTTCTCAGCTGCCTTCTCTTCAGGAGTCAGCTCTTTATCTTCTTCATCTTTGTCTTCATCTGGATCATCAGATGGATCTTTTTCTTTGTCTGCATCTTCTTCACTTTCAGGATCTTCATCCTCATCATCTTGATCCGACGTGTCTTCTTGCCCATCGTCGTCTTCAGGATCATCTTCTTCACCCTGATCTTCCGCGCCAAGATCCTTATCATCATCAGTATCAAGTTCACCCAGTCCAAAGTCATCTTTGTCTGGGTCTCCAGAAGCAGATATATGATCTCCTGAAACGTCTTTTCCCTCATCATCGAAAGCAACTTCAGGAGGAGTCTGCTGAGCAAACTCCTCATCTGACATGCTATCGTAATCGGGAATATTATCATCTGACATGACTATTCTCCGTTACTATTGAGGTATTATTCTTGGTTGTTTAGCTCGTCAATGGTATCACGAGCATTGCGTATCTTATCTGCTGCATTAGCTCCCCGCATATGCACCGCAGCCAAATACTGGTGCACACTGCTTAGGCCCTTGATTTCAGCAATGATTAACTCATGCTCATCTTTGGCCAAACGAGGGTCATTGGATTGAAGTACCAAATTGGCAGCGTGGTCACGGAAGAGTCCTTCAGTGAACAGCACCTTGAAGTCTTCATTATCTTGGAGACGCTCAAAACGCTCAGCTAATTCAACTTCTACTTGATTCTCTTCAATATAATCTTGAAGTTTTTCACGATATTCTTCTTTATTCATGTCTTGCATTTTAATGCTCCAACGTATCTAGTTTTCCTCAATATTCAACTAATGTTGAACTGAGCGTTAAGATAACCTTGGCTTTCACCAAAGTATCACTGCACTCTCGGAGGCGTAGGAAGCATTGATTCAATCAATGACTTCTTCGTCTGCGAATCCGCTTGTGCAGTAATTTTGTCGATATCACGAGCGTGGGTAGTCCCCGTTTCCTTCTCGATGAAATCCAAATCTTTCATATCAGCATTACTACCTGCTTCTCTTGCTTTAGCCTGTTTCAAAATAGCATCAGCTTGTTCGGCGGCAGTTTTGGCATCCATAAGATTAAGCTCTTTCTGTAACTTGAGCAACTCAAGTTGTTGAATAGCTTGTGCCATTGGATCAGGTTCTGGACGATAATTTTCAATATTACGTGCTAGCTCTGGCATATTACGTAAACGAGCAATCTCTGCACGGATCATTCTTACTTCACCCGGATCAGAGTTAGGCCCAATTGTTTGCAACATAAATGCCAATTCTTGGGCTTTCTGGTTATTTTCCTGAACACTATTAATCTTTATCTTCAGATCAATATTACCTAGTAAGTCATCACGACGGACAATAGCAAAATTACCATCAGTCATCCGAATAACTTCTTCTTCATCCAGAAGTTCTGCATTCATGGCGTGCCATTGGCGGAACATAGATACCAGACCGTTCGCCAAGCGTCTCAGAATGCCTGCCTCACGCACAGCAGCAGCATCCAGCACACCTTGTACACCTCTGGCACTGGTCTTGCCCAGAGCATCGCCTGAGAGCCCTCCTGAGAAGGCTTTCGTACCTGTCATGCTCTCAGCTTCAAGGTTATGCAACTGAACCATGTTATAAGCACTCTGAGGTATCTCAGGATACTGGTGGGTATAAAACATCTCCGAAGGACTACGGCCCGGGTTAAATTCATAATCCTGACCTTCCATAAACTTTTTACGGTTAAGGAAATCCAGAGAATCTTTTGACACACCTGTTTGACCGTTAGCACTTCGAGCCATCAAATCAATCATGCCTCGGGATACCGCACCCACAATGTGCTGATTATCTTCAATCAATACAGCATCAGGTTCGCCGTAAACAGACTCTTTTACAGGTAAGTAATCCACGAAAATAAATGGGAGCTGTTTATGGGCAAACGGATTTAATTCCAATTTGATCATCAAGTCCCCAGCGAAAGTCGCTTGGATAGGGACAAGTTTATTGTCCCCATTGATATCCCAGAAGCCCCAATATTCGTAGATGTAAAACTGCTTACGCGCTTTATCTTCAAATCTAAAGTTATTAGTACGCTTTACTGAACCTGTAGTACGATCAGTTTCTTCAGGTGCTGCTAAGTCCATTGTCTTGAGCATATCAAGATTACTGTAAGATCCTTCTTTTTCAAGATCAGCAATGCATGTCTCAATACGATGAATAACGAAACGTGCTTTCTGTGAATCATTCTTACAGCTGGGATCGACAATGATGTCGTCTGCATTACAGATGTCTACAGTAGGGGAATTTCTTATTACATTTACATTAGTAACCTTTTCCACACTAGCAACTACAGGCATCCAGATTCTTTGCTGTTCGTCTTCCATGGTCATCTGGAAAGCTATTTGGTAATGCTCAGGTACTATTTTTGTAAAATCTTCTGGAGTTTCTTGGTATATACGAGAGAGCTCATCCATTGTGGACATAGCTCTTGGGGTATTGCTTTCCTGATACGTATAGACAGGCGCGTCTTCTTCTATTTCTTCTTCTATATAATCCCAACCTGTTTTTAAAATAACAGTGCCTTCATCTACTGACGTTCTGATGTAGGCATCAATAAACTTCACACGATCAATTGATTTACGGAATTGGGTATTCAGGACCAACTCTGCCTGCCGAGAAGCGAGTGCATCTTCCGCAGTTACAGGTTCAGTTTTGATGATGTTCTCTGAGGTTAAAAAAGGATCACTAAGACTACCGTAACGCCATTCAGCTTGTTTGCGGATAAGCTTCGGCTGGTAGTTGGAAAACCCTTGGCGTTTCTTTAATTTAGCTTTACCTTCCACATACATAAGATCAAGCCAACCTTGAATACGGTCAACTTGCTCAGTATGTAATTGATCTGAGTTAACTAAGTCATTCAGAAGATCTGCAACTGTTGGCGGATTTTCCCAATCCACCATATCCTGAACAATGGCGTCATAATTGCTTTCGGGCAATACTTTCGTGTCATCCATCAGTTCACCTTCAACATCATAACTGCCATTTTTTGTTGTTTGTGGGGTGTTCCGTTCAGACCATCTTCCGTAAAAGAGAGCTTACATCTGATCTCGTGAGTACCCCTAGTCTGGGGAGCCAAACGAACAAAGGCTTCGGTCTCAGAGTTAAAATCATCTGAGCCTACTACCTCTGCCGGTAATTCCCACTCCACTTCCACAAGTGTTTCGTTTTCCTGTGATAACCACTCCTGAAAGTCGATAGAATAGTACTCAGCACTACCCAAGAAACAGTCTGGGAAGTGCTTGCCGTCTACGTCCTCATAAGCGTAATCACGATGATTCATTATGCTGTAGTCTCGCCTTGGATGGTGAGAGTGGCAGAGTCGTTAGCAGTAGCTTCTGCTCCTGAGTCCACTGTACGCTTTAGCCAAACAGCAATATACCCACCATTATTTGGGATATTACCTAGAACAACAGCGTCATTAAGGGAAGCTGCCGCAGAGAAGGACACGGCAGTAGGAGCCACATCTTCTGCTCCTACAATCTGAGCAGAGGTATTAGCACCTGCTGGATCCACACCAATCTCAATATTGGTGTCTGCGCTGCCTGTATTATTGGCAATCCAGATAACTGCCTGTAGTAGAGTAATAGAGGCATTAGTGTTTTTCACGTAAATACAACGGTATTCAGTATCACCTGCCGCAGCTTCAGCGCTAGAGATATTATCGAATACATTATTCATCTGTGAACTGACAATCTCAGTACCCGAAATAGGGCCACCAAGACCTACACCAGAACTAGATTTGAATACTTTGATCTCACTGGTAGTAATAGGCATTTTGCTACCCCATTTATCTGAGTTTGGTTGAGTTGCTTCGCAAAGGACTGCGCTTGTTCGCCTTGACTACCATGAGACTTGGTTTTTCAATGGCGCTTCTTACTACGATATCCTTACTAACTGCGGACTGAATGCTATTTAGTATAACGAAATTCTTGACTAAATCTATCGTAAACGAGTACTCGATACTAAAGACAGCTCTAAGGGCACCCCCGGAAGCGTAAAACATTTCTACATCTTTTCTCACTACTCCGTCTTGATCATAGACTAGAGAGAAATCTTTACTGACTTTACCCCCACTAGCCCATGTAACAGTATTACTTACTGTTACATTATTGACTAATGAGTAGTCCAGCACAAAATCTGAGGACACAGCCTCCGTGATACCATGGGTAATCACGAAATCTTTTATCATTGCCCCTGTGTTAGCGTAAACAACAGCAACATTCTTTGTTACTAAGTAACCGTTCCCTACGTCAGAGCCGTAGGGGATATGATCACCAAATTCGCCTACACCAAACATAGGTTAGCTCCAATCAAAGAAACTGCCAGCATCTTTGCCGGGGGTGCCTACAGACTCCGACAGATAAAGAGCGGAAACTGCTCCAACCATAGCTGTTCCGCCGTAGTTATCGTTGGCATGGGTACCTACTCTAACTAGCTTACCTATAACTACTGTTCCCGGTTTAATAGAAATATTGGTAGAGAACTCTTTCAGTTCACATTGCCCTTCCGTGCCCGATAACACGAAATCTTGTACTTGGTTTACAGTAGCGCCTACTGCTCCATCGATATCAGCAACAACTAGGTCTAGAGAAAATCTTACCGTACCACTCGCTGTACCATCTGCAATGGTTTGTACCTGTATCTTGAGCTCTGAAACCAAAGATACGTCATTAGGTACATTAAAGTTAACAGGCATTGCCTTGTCTACGGCTGCGGGGAAGCCTGGAACTTTAATACCTGACCCAGCTTTAACCTCATACTGAATAGTACCATCTGGGCTGTACGTATCGTTGTAGGCACCCACGTTGGAGAAAATACGTTTCCACACAGGAGAGTGGAATACCATCGACTCTGCTGATGGGGAAGAAGACACAACAGCATTTGTTGTCAATACCAGAGGAACCAAAGGGTACTCTTCATAGGTTCCGTCCGTTAAGGTCATAAATACCGTATCACGGGTAATAGTACCCGCGCCGCTATCAAAAGTACCTAAACCTACTTCCCGGTTGTTGCCGTCTCGCACTGAATAAAATACTTCATCCGACATAGCAAATGCTTGAGCAAAGGAAACAAATCCTGGTATTAGAGACCCTAATGTAATATCCCCTGTGCCTGTGCTAGATACTTTTTGGTTAATTACATTTTTTAATTTAGGCATAATAAATATCTCTATCGATTAAACACTCTACTATTACCCGTCCGGCCCTTAAATCTACGGAAATTAATTGTAACTCTTGCGCCATCTCGGCTCTCGTGCCGTAGTCGTCCATTAGCCGCTAACCTCGACCAGCGTGCATCGCGCAACCCAGCTCACTGTCTTCCCTGCCTCCCCAGTTACCTGTATTGTAGCGCCGCCCGAGCTGCTGTTTGCTATGACATTAACATCCCATGCCGCCGTATCCTCGGCTATGACTGTAACAACAGGGGTGCCCACCATCGCCGTTGTTGCTGCAGAACCATTGCGATCTATACAGCCTTCAATTTTATACGCTCCAGATTCATCATCTGCATCAGCCCGGCGAGCAACGATCATAATAGAAAAACAAAATGTGCTATCGTTTGGGAGTTCTATTACGCCCATGCTAGCAAGTGTCTCGTCCGTAGTCTGCACTCGCCGTACTACTACAGAAGTTTGAGCGTCACCGGGGGTAGTAAACTTACCGTCAGCAATCGTGTCTCCAGACTGATGCCGTGCGTTCGCCTCGTAACCGTGTCCTCTGGCATACGGAGCAGATGCAACAGTTCCTCGTCCACCAGTAACCGTGCAGTAATCTGCTGAAGCCGTATTGCCTCTACCGCTTAATACCCCCGGCGCATTACTCGGCCCCACAATGACATTATCAAGCCCGCCTCCAATGACCGCATAACTAGGCTCTGCACCCTTCACGCCGATAGTACAGTTGTAGCCACCAGCAGTGCTATTATAAGAACCGTAAGACGAGTTGTACCCGCCGCCAGAAATAGTATTGCCCGCTGGATTAGTTAAAGAGTCAATCTCGTTGTACCGGCCCCCACCGATAGTATTTATCTGCCCCATCCCAACATCACCTAGCTTGATGTCGTTATTTCCCCCGCCTGATATTGTAGAAAAATTACCAGCAGCTGAGTTCCCTTGCCCGCCCGCGCATGTTGCACTATCACCGTCTGTTAAGTTATTCAGCCCACCCCCTATAGCTGAATTTCCGCCATGCACATAGTTGCCGCGCCCTCCTGCAATTACTGAGTGCGTCGAGACCACAGCGGTCACGCCATCAACTCGCAATTTTTTAATTCTATTCAATGTGCCGCCTGAGATTAGCGAATACTCTCCCCGCTCAATCTCATTGTACGACCCGCCGCCGATGGTATTGTGTGTCGTGTTGTCCTCATCGCCGTGTAACCGGTGGTGTGCGCCGCCGCTAATAGTGCCGGCAATACAGTCGATAATGTTATCGTAACCGCCGCTAATGATGGCATAACTGGCATCACTCCCAGCAAACGAGCCGATTACGTTAGGAAAGCCAGAGTGGCCACCGTGCGCGATGTAAGACATTCTTACATCGGATGCGATACTAGCGTAAGCAGATACCGGCTTTACGTTAGTGGCCCCCACCGCGACCCCATCATCATCCGTGCGCCTGTGCGTAGTTTTAGCTAACAGGAACACGCCGTCGGCTGACTCTATAACATCCTCCCCGTCATCAGTTCCGCTATACGAAGTGTCCGCCTCATACACGACCCCGCGTGATGCGTCTATGATTGTTTGTCCGTTCTTGATGCCAGAAAGCCCGCGTAACTCTGCGATAGTGTCAACGTACCTGACGCTTTTATGTACTAGCTCCACCCATTCAGATAATGTATTTTCTGTACCGCTGCTACTAGACTCCACCAGCCAAGTAGCAGGATCAGGCTGGGAAGATACCAGTACATAGGTATCGTCATAGGCTCTGTAGAAATAGATAGCTAATGAGGGAGTAGTCGTATCCACCCAGATAGGATTGACTGTTGGATCGGTAGGCTCTGCTACACCAAAATGGATCTGATCACTGAATCCTGCCCCCAATAAAGCAGTGACCTGAGCTAAGTTAGTCGCATCTTCCCCATCGACTGCGGTTCCCACACCGCTTATTTTATTGCCCTGCATTTGCAGATCTTGAGTAAACATGTGCGAAGGAGTTCTAACCCAGCCGTTGAAGTTATTCACTCCATCGTGATTAGTAACTTCTGAGGCTACAAACTTAAAAAATCCACCATCAGCGGTGTCAGGGATATGTACTATCAGCCCTTCTACTCCAATTGAATCAACGAGATTAGCAGTGGTGCTATCTACTCCTGCCCAAGCTAATGAGCCTACATTGTTGGTATAGATTCTCTTCCAGCAGCCAGTATCACTTGCTAATCGGGTAACGTCTGCTGAATAGATTGTCATATTATTGTGGTTATCTTGCGTCAATGTAGCATCATAAACAAAAATACCCCCACCAGACCCCCCCACAACAATAGCACCCTCTCTTTCTTCTACTGGGATAGAAGGGATGTCTCCAATACTAGCCACAACAAAATTGTCATTACTATTGAATGCACTTTTTTGTACGCCTTTGATTCCCATAATATGGCCTCACTGAATAACTAGATGTAATTAGTACTTTTTAGTGCAATTAAAACAAACTTAGTATTGCCGTATCCGCCCATTACGAGCCCACTTCATGCAGCTCAAGCTCGGCAAACCACTCAGTAGGTACTGTGCCGGTAGTGCGTGGGCTGAAGGTAACTTTAGCGACATTTGTGCCAGAAAGGTCTAGTGATGCGGCTATGTCACCCATCCCAGTATCTACAAACGACTCCGTGACCGGCGTACCAATAAGATACTGCGAACCATTATCAGTCCTAAATGCACCATGCTCAGTGAACACGGCCCCTTCTGCGTTTGACCCACGAGCTGTCACAGTGAGTCGGTACATAAATGTTTTATGTGCCTCAAGTACCACAGTTGTCTGCCCGTCTATAAGCTCCCCGCTAACTGCGGTAGTGTCAGTCGTGCTGGCCTCAAATAACGTCCGCGTTACCTGCTTTCTACCAGGACGAACAGAATCAGAGACGGAGTGGATTGTTTGCCCTGATGCTCTGGACTTACCCGCCTTACCGCTGATCGCAGAGCAGTAGCTGTGGTAAATCTGCGCGTCCTGCGTTGCCGCCACAAAGTTGTAACTACCTACAACGGTATTATCACGGCCTTGTACGAAACTAAACCCACCACCAGCAATACTATTGTTAAGACCAAACCCAGTCGAATACTGTGAGCCTATGTCTAAGGACTCACCAAACGCTGCCGATCCCGCTCCGTTAATGGTAATATTACGCCCTGCCGCAGTAGCCCCGTTGCCCACTACTTCGACGTTAGCGCCGNTGAATATGCCGCTACATACCCCGTCTACATCCCCATAAATCCCGCCGATGACTGAGGAGCCAGTATTAGATGTTCCGTGGATCTTAGAGCTTGAGCCACCTAGAATGATACCGTAAGAGCCTGCAGAAATTCGATGGTATGACCCACCAAATATACTGTTATGATCTCCCCCGACGATACGTTGGTGAGCTCCTGAGCACTGACTCATTAAACGATTCACGATGTTATCGTAACCGCCGTAGATCGTGCTGTAGTCCGCACCACTGCCCACCAGTGGTACTTTCTTACCGTGAATCCGCAGTCCCTCGTCAGCCGTCAGCTCAGTTCCGCCGGTGTACGTGTTAGTACCCGATTCCGGGTAAGTTATTGTCGCACTTGCCGTTCCCTCGCCCACTAGAGTGAAGTTAGTTACATTGATAACAACGCCATCGGCTCGAACAAACTGGACTTTAAGATCAGATGAAGAGTCAACTTCATAGGGGAAAACGAACTCAACATTAGATCCGTCCCCAGCGTACTCTTCGTAGGGCTGGTCCCAGCCTATGAAGTTCTGATTATAAACATTGCCGCCGCCAGAGATAGTAGCAGCAGAAATATCAGTGACGATATTGTTTACTTCAGGATTAGCTGTAATGTTATCGCCGCTGACCCCATCTTCACGAATAAATGCCCCTGTAAACTTCGCTCGCTTACCATCAGCAAGCTCAAAATAGACTCGCCCATCGTCTGCTTGACTCCCATTGATGACAGTAACAAAGAAGCCCATTCCGTCTGTTGCTGACTCTCTGCCACCAACAAAAATTAGTTGACCGTCACCCATACCCGTCAACGCCTGAAGCTCGCTTACGTTAGCGACGTATTGAATGTAATCCTCATTGATGCTTACTACTTCACCAATACCCAGTACAGAAATTTCTTTATCTGAACTGTAAGTATTGGTGAAGACCAATTCTTGGGTACCCATGTTTACGTCATAATCTGTTTCAGCAGTGAGTACTGACCCATCTACCGTCACGATGTAGTTCTCTGCTCTTGTTGATGTAGCTCCAGAGATGGGGTAAGTGTTACCGCCATCTCCGTTGAATGCCCAATAGCGGGTAGTGGAGGCTAGGCTACCCACTGCAACCAGCTTCCACGTCAGCGTACCCGCCTCGTCTGTGTAGACGTAAAGAGGTAGGCTGTCTTGAGAAGAGTCGAGCCACAGAGCGTTCTCTGGCGCGTTAGTAGGAGTACTGTCCTGAACGTAGAAAACAGCCTTATCAACAATCCCTGCAATCAACTGGGCATAAGCTACAGCATCGCTGTTAGCTGTAGCGTTCAGCAGTCCAGTGATCTTGTTGCCTTGCATCTGGATAGTATCAGTGAAGTGATGATCTTGAGTTCTGACCCAACCATTAAAGTTGTTGGTGCCATCGTGATCACCTACTAGGGCACTATCAAACCGGAATACCTCTTTCAGAGTACCCTCAGAGATGCGTACCTGCATCCCATTAACGCCATATTCTTCGAGTAGGTTGTTTACGGAGGTATCGTTAGACCCCGCCCACTCCAAGGTACCTAAGCCAAGTGCAGCAATTCTGATCCAACAGCCTTCATCAGTAGCTTCTTGGGTAGCACTTCCAGAGAATATAGTCACATTATTGTGGTTATTCTGAGTCATAGTAGCGTTGTAGTTGAATACCCNGGGATGTCTCCCAGAGTGTCTACAACAAAGTTATCACCAGTGTTGAAGGCACTCTTCTGTACACGCTTAACTGACATATTGTATCCCCTTACGCCATTAGATCTTTGATTGTGGCGCTGCCTGCACCAGTGACGGAAGTGGATCCAAACGAGTACATAACAGCAGAAGTGTAATCGTTAGCCAACTTATACACGCCAGATACTACTTCTACCGGGTAATTCTGGTTCTCCATCGCAATGAAACTGTTATCTGCGAAATCCCCCCCAGAGCTGTCTGCACCAAAGTGATCAGATGTCAGCTTGTTATTATCCATACGGATCCAGCACCCAGGTGTGCCTGAAGCAGGCGCAGTAAACCATGCTGCGCCGCCTGGAGAAGCGATAACAAGAGGCGATACCACTGTTACTCCATTATGGTCAGCAGAATCTACATTGTCGTCCCAAACAAACATACCGCTACCTTGGGAACTGTTTTCATAGAACCCGTCTACAATCACACGATCATCAGGCAATCCTACACAGAATCTTAATGCACCAATGCCCTGCATTGTGGAGTTAAACCACTCAGGTTTAATCAACCCTTCGTATTGGCGCATCCAACAGCCGTTACCAGCAGAGTTGCCTTGGCTTGCCAGATCCTGAGAAGGATCGATTGCAGTTACTCCATTAGCCTTAGTCTTCTCGAAGGTACCATCAAAGACGAACATACCGCCTGAGCCATCACCGATGGTGTAACCGCCTTTAACCAAAATCACTCTATCCGTGCTGCCGTCTACTAACTCTTGGTTGTCGTAGAACGAGCTTAGTAGAGGGAGGGTAAGTGCATCACTGGTAGGCGAAGGTACATTGGTTACTACTGAGCCTTGTAGGAAAGTAATCACATCTCCGGGAGAGGCAGGGGCTGCCAATGTAATGGAGTTGTTCATATTCTTGGTGTAGTCCAGATTACTGGTCAGGAATCTGCCATTCAGGAAAACCTGAATATCTAGAGGACTCTCGGTGGAAGAGATACCCCCCGGCATAGGAACCACATACTGATCAGTAGTCTCGGCAACGTAGTAACGCTCTGTTACTTGGATCAAAGGTGCAACAGTGTTCACTGAAGTACCCGAAACCACTACGACCTCTTCCCCAATCTGAAGGTGAGAACCAGTAAAGGTAATCTGGTTATCAGCAGTAACTGTGTATGCGCCTTCCGCAGGATCTACGTCAGTGCTGTACTGGTAAGCAGTACTCACAAAGACCATGTTACCCCCACTTACTGTGGAGATAAGATCAGGGAAAGTGATAACAGTATCCGATCCAACGATATCCCCAGCAGCGACAACATGCTTTTGGATATGTGTCTCAGTATTGGCTGCACTGACCCAGGAGCCGCTGACATAGTAATACACCACCTTATCGGTAGTATGCATGAAGTAATCGCCATCTTGTAAAAGATCACCATTAGGCCGTTCCGTGGGTACCGTATCCAATACACCAAGGTAACGATCTGCTAACTCTTCTACGCTCGCTTGCAGCGAAAGGAGCGCCGGAAGATTATCGTAAATAGCTGCCAGCTTGTCATACTCCGTGCCAACAAATTTCTCGATCATCTTCTGAATATTCACTGGATCTCTGGTGGTTATCGCCATCCTCGTAGCTCCAATTTCATATTTGTGTGAACTTCCGCTTGGTTCAAGCCATTCGATTTCAGGTCAATAACGCCTGCTTCAAAACGAGATAATAAATTGGCCCCTGTAGATTCCTTTTCTACTGAGCCACTGGACATAAGATAACGTCCAGCAATGTGCATCAAGAGCAGTTCCATATAAGCAGGAGACACATTGATCTTCTGGTTAGGAACGTCCTCTCCTTTGCTATTCAGAGGTAGATGATCCGCCCTGTAGATAATGTTCATCGCATTCTCATTCCGAGGGTACGCGATTTCTACTACATTATACTCAGGAGTAAACAAGGAGTAACCTGCCCCATTATCATTTAATGGGTATTCGTCACCTATCTCTGAGAAAACTTGTTCGATCTTCAGAAGCGAGCCGCCCTCAAAGGGCTCATAGCTCGTGTCCATGATGTACTTGATGGGACCGGGGGTAGAGTCAGTTTGTCTATGTTCATTGGTCAAAGAGTACCGGGAAATGTACCCATACTGTTGAACCATGACACTGCTGCTACGAAGTAGGAATTTCTTATGTAGGGCGGTGAGAGCCAGTTTTACAAAAGGCATGACCCGGGGATAATCCGCAGGCTGAATTCCTTCGCCGTCGTCATTACCGACGCCGTACTTACGGAACTCGCCATAGGATAATTGCTCGAAAAGATCTTTGACTAGCATTAGCGAAGATCCAAAAGTAAGGAATTTCGCCTAATATAGCTGGATTACGTGTAGTAATCCAGCCCTTGCATCTCATGACTATTCATACCTTCTTCGAGCCCCCACATACCATCATCTTCCCCGTCACTAGCTGCTTCTGCAGGCATAGAACTCGAAGGTTTAAATGTGTTTAATGAGGCTAACTGTGAAATAGTATCAATACAATCATCGTGTTTGGATTTGAATTTTTTCCGGGTAGCCAAACTCAACTCGTTATACATCTCAATCATACGAGGATCTTCTTCTAATTCCTCGGGGAAATGCATCTTACCTGCTTTGAACCAAGGCTCAACAACGATGAATCTCTCCATTTTGTTAGTATTAGGTCTAATACCGTCTTGTCCGCTATTGTTTTCAGAGCCCAGACGGAAGAAAACATTTCGGGTGATCATTTCGTTCCTGATCCAAGGAATGAACCCTTTCTGTTGGCCTGAGATTTCGACACCCACTTCTAAAGGACGGTATTCCTGAACCAGTCTAAACAAGGCATCTACGTTCTTGCCCATGTCTTGCCTTTCGACTACGCCATCTACCCAGAACCAGTCTCCATTTGAGCCATAAGCCCAAACACTGATTACACTGAAGTCAGATGCACTTTTTTCAGAGGTAGCGAAATCAGTAGTAATGTAAAAATTAAAAGCACCTTTATTCTTTAATAGTACAGCTCTACTGTATCTTTTTATCTCAGAAGGCTGAATCATTCTCTCTTCATCGGAGATAATTCTTAGCATCAATTCTTGGTTGAAGGTATCGACCTTCCCTGATTTTTTGGCTTTCAAATACTGCCGCATCACATAGTCATAATCGAAACGATCTTCCCATGCCCCCTTAAATTCTTCTCTTTTACAGGGGAATTTTTCGCAAATAGGATATACGTTAACTTTCCATGCCCCAGATTCTACGGCTTTGTATAGTGGGTCACTCGCGTTGAAGGGTGTACCCGACCAGATAATTTTTCTGCGACTGGGGTGCAGTGCATAGTCAATAGCTTTATAAACAGTGTCTTCAATAGCTGCAATTACTGTAGGTGAACGCGCATCTTCGTCTGAAACCAAATCATCCAACACAGCTAACTGTGGACGTACACCTAACTCTTTCGCACCCCGTACACCTGTTTTGGCACCATAGCCTTTTACGATCAGGGTTTTGCCTCCTGCATTCGTAAACTCCCAACGGGTATCTGTGAATTTTACTTGGGGCACATATCGTTTCATAAACTCAGAGTTATCATAACGAAACTCCAAGTTTTTACGCATATTCTTCACACCATTGTCTATAGAGTCAGAGACATACAGTGCAACATCAACATCACCGAATCCTTCAATTTCCCCGTAAACTGCTATGTATAGGAACAAGTACTCTCCTAAAAGAGTAGTTTTTGCAGTACCTCGGGCGCACATATTGAGTACGTCTTCTTCTCTACCGGGTACTTGATCCAGCATCCACAAGTGCATTACAGGTGAGGAATTTTCCTCACCTTTACCGCCGTTAACCAACTTAATAAAATTCAAAAACTTAATAGCAAAGTTTGAGGGAATATAGTCAGGTTGTGCACCGTAATGAACTTTGTTGAGATAATCCTCAACAGTAAATTCATACTTTTCAGCTACTGCTTCCATTTTCTATAATCTCCCCGTCTTCGATATCTTCTTCACTCACTTGGATACGTTGACCTGCTACTTCAGCGGCAGACATCTTACCCTCACTAATCAGTTGCTGCTGGGTTTTCGCCAACTGTGCAGTGGTTTCACGCAACTCATCCATTAAATCTTTCTGCCCTTCGCTGTGCACAGTCAGGTCAATCTTAGTGCTTTCAGGTGGCTTCAAGTGCTTGAGGATAGAATCTGCTGCGGTCTGCCGAACCATCTCACTCTTAGCCCCCATCATCAGCTCTGCCTGTACCTGCAAGGCTCTCTGGAAGTGGTCTTGGTTCAGGACATGCACCGGAATCATGGATTGCTCATAGATCGTGTTAACGAGCTTGTTCCGGTTGTAGGCAGAGGCAAAAGAACTAATCGTCTTGTTGTCTGCCCCTTCATTCAGAAGGCGGGTGTATCGATCAGGAAAGGTCTTGATATAGGCATCTGTTACTTTATTGCCCATCATTCGGTAGGAGACGTACTTAACAGCACAAAGATAATCAGTAATCTTGTACTTACCATCTTTGAGTACCTCAGTATAACCAAGAATATTATCCCGAAGAGTCTCAGCCATAAGTGGGTCAGACAACACATTGTTGACTGTATTCATCACTTCTTTGCTGATACCTGTTCGTAATTTCTTAGGTAATACTGCTTTGAACTGTTCTTCTGTTAAGAGGGCGGTACTCATATCCTCTCCCAAGGTGAGTTAGTATTAGGAGAGGATATGGTATTTATCAGTTATTCGTCAATAACCGCGTATAGTTTATTAAAATCTTTCTCGGGCATACAACTGATCTCACCTTTCTGATCCACGACCAACATACTACCCACCCGGGCATCGAATTTTGTGATCCAGTTATTACCCAACTGCACACTCCGGCCATTCACAAATTGAATAGAACCCAGACGAGGGTTCACATCTGCGATACCGATAGCGTTCACTTTACCCACTGGCTCGTATTCAGGAAGATCATCAAATGGCCCTATGCTTTCAACCTTGGTCTGCTCTTCATCAGTAACAGGCTGAGTAAGCATACTCGCTATTTTTTCCTCCATAGCTTTTTGCTCGGCGTCTTTCTGGGCGGCAGCTGCCATTTCTTTCTGCTTTTCCAGATCAGAAATTAAACCCCCGCCCGGTTGAATTTCTTTGTTGGGCTTATCTTCAGAAGTAGTTTCGGTTTTTTTGGTTTCGTCTGTCATGGTATTGCTCCGTTTAAGTTAAATAAAAAACCACACTATTACACTATAACCCAGTCGGTGGCCAGACAATCGCTTACTGACGGAACCCAACCGGGCTGCCATTTACCCTGCGCGTTACGCATTGCAAAGTAAGGCTGGGAATCCAATGGTACATCCTCCCCAATGTGTTTGGCAGTGCGGTCATTGACCTTAGCGCCGGGCTCCTGAGAGTTGTACGGCGGGAGGTACAGGCTTGGCATCATAACCACAAACTGCCCCTTACCATTCCACCCTTTACGAGCAACCCTGTAATTCTGCTCCATACACAGAATGGCATCACCAAAATTCATTTCTGGGTTAGAGGCGTCTCTATAGGCTTCCTCGAAAACTTTTGTAGGGCTCCATGACTGATACCCATCAGGGTATTCAACAAAATACCCCATATCATTTTCATCACCATGAAAACGACTGGCCCACCCTTCCTTAGCGAAGTGAGTTAATTGTCCTCGTTTTTCAGGAGCAATCGTAGCCTCACCATTCTTACCTATTTCCACTCCTGCTATTTTAATAGCACTAACTACTTTTATACCTATATACTTATCCATACTATTTACCCATCACTACGTTTTGTAAATTAAGGGTTATCAATGCCAGTTTTTCCATTGGCATATCCTCACCCAGCGTGTATTGATACTAACTCTTCCCTTCATCCACCAACACCAATAAGAAGTTAGCGTGTTCAGGTGCCGCATCAATTCTTTCTTTCAAACGATCCTTCCAGCTTTCATGCAACTTCGTCACTTTATTAGTCACGATCACTCTCCCGTTCAATGTTATCTTTTCTAGCCACTTCAGATGCAGGCATCTTGGGATACCCTATATACATCCTGTAGCTGTTCATACCTACCCGCTTAGTACACAGTAAATCTTGCTCACGTAATTCCTTCTTAGCCAATGCAAGCACATTAGCTGACATTCCAAGAGCTTTAAGTATGTACTTATCAGAGTAGTCTCTATTCGGAGCCAACTCACATAAGAACAAATACACCACCAATGCTCTATGAGTTAAGCCAAACTTTGCCAGCCCATTGAAGCCTCTGAAGAAATTACTTGTGGGCAATTCTTTACTGAGTAAAGCCATTATTAACACCTCTCAGGAAATCCAAGTAATACGCATCTTGGCTCTCCCAAAATTTAATGACTTCATCCAGTGTTTTAGTTTTCGCTGGAGCCAAATAAACAAAGCACTGCCCGAGGCTATTCGCTTTACGCTCTTTGTAAAGCAATCCCGCGTTTTTTAATTCATTACGAAGTTTCATTAATGTTGGTTTAGTGACAGACATAATACTTGCCACGAAATCATCATCAATTAACACCCCCGGGATGATTCCCAAATACACCTGATACAGCTTAATAGCATTACCACTGAGCTCTTTATTGTGGATTACAGCCAGATGATCACTATCCATCAGGAAGCTCACATCATCCCTTCCCGCCACCAGAGCACTTCTCACAGAGTACCGCATACCAATAAACCTTATATATCCTTGTTTTTCTATACCCTACCCCATATAAAACCAAAGTCAACTACTTTTTATCAGTATCCCCCGGCATACCAGAATCAGGGGTGCCAGACATACCAACTTCAGGGGTGTCGTGACCTACCAAGATCAGGGGTGCTAAATAAGACTTAAAACGATACCCGTCGCGCCTCCCCTGGAACTCGCCCCTCCGCACAAGGATGTCAACCACCCTTGTGAATCCCCCTGACACCCACCCCCACTACTCCCCACTCCAGTATTCCCCCCCTCACCTCAAGGCTTACGCAGCGATCGTGTTCCGCTTCGCTACACACTCTGCTGCTCGCCTATCGGCTCGGTTACACAACCAGACGCCTATACACCTCCCACCCTCTGCTCTAGGCAAGTTACTAGGCACTCTGTAGGGAGGTTTTTAAGAGATAGTATAAGAAAGAGATTATTAATTAGTATTATATATATAATATATGGCACCTATTATGATAATTATGATATTTACTTACTAGACAATAAATATAATTAGATCGCTTATACACAATTACGATATTTACTTACGAGTGTAGTACTCACACGCAGGGCAAAAAAATAAGCAAGTACCCCCCCGGNCTCACCACTTACACAGCGCTCCGCGCTAACCATGGATACTATCCTTAATCATCGGAGCTCAATCATGAACGCTATCTTCTCTGCAATCTCTGCTATTATCTCTGCATTCACCAACCTGATCGTCACCTCTACTGGCACTGCTGAAAAAGCAGTCACAGGTATCGACAACGTAGTTGAAGCAATGGTCTCACATACTGAAGTACTGAAGGATCAATCCCAGTACGAATGCAAGAAATCAAAACTCGAACTCGACGACAAACTCGCTCAACTGCAAGCTGAAATCGACAGTCGCACCAAAGCCTACCTCCCTTCGGGGAGTTATTCTTTTATCCTTACACAGTCATACACATTACACATACACAGGGATAGATAGATATTACAAGTAAGGGAGTATTAACTAACTTACTATTTTACTAACTATCTTATCTCTACCTACCTAATACTATCTCCTCTAGTTATGCCTATACTTACGCAATACTCTCCTAACACTATCAAGTAGTGCTTCGCACTTATTATGGATAACTATCTATTAGGCAGGAGTATTATTATGAACATAGAGTTATTGATGTATGTACTGCTGTTCATGCTCGTATGTCGTGGAGTATGGGTAGTCTATGTAATCACTGTAATCCAGCTATCTGATGCCAAACCAACACCTGAATACAAAGCCATGAAGATGTCTCTCTTGACGACATCTGCTGCGCATAGGGAGCCATTCAAAAAAGTATTCGAGCAAGCTGTTAAACATAGAATACGTGTAACTCACAAAGAGTACATGGATACCCTTAGCAAACTTTAAGGAGATAATCATGATCACTATGCTGATCTCTGAACGTCTGGTTGAAATCTCTGAGCGTATTGAGTACCTCGATAAGCTCGTGAAATCAGGTGATCGTAATCCCGAATACATGGAAGAAATCTCTGATCTATCCATGGAAGGCCATGAACTGGCCCAAATGGATCCTGAAGATACCGTCACCATCCCATAAACGCCTCTAAAGCCCTCTCGTGCACTCTAGGAGCAACCGGTATGATCGCATCAACTAAACGCTCCTTGAGCCATGAGGAGCTGATTTTCGTGCATGCATGGCGTGTATGGAAACAATCCAAACTCAACGTGGGCAAATTGAACAAGCTTGATCTCAAAAGCGAGGCCATGACTCTACTTAACCATGCATCATCAAATCTGAGGAAAGCATACGCAGATGTGTGTGCTACTCGTTAATATCTCGCAATGGAGTAACAGTATGAACTGGTCATTTAAAGAAGTAGATGGAAGTGAGTATCAGCCGGACTGGAAGTATGCCGGTCCGAAGATCCCTAAGTAACAGTGTAGCCTCAGTAATGGGGCTATATTAATCAATATTGATAGACAGTAGGAGCTTATTATGAGCACTCTGCGTGTGACTTTAAATGTCTGGGACTCTGATAGCGGTGAGAAAATAGCTGTGATTACTAGAACAGCTTTGATCATTGAAGCAGCTCCTATGAGTGCTCGTGATCTACTCGCTGAAAGAGTATCCAACAGTATTAGCATAGAAGGTGTTAATACTACTGTTAAATGCCATGAATTGCAGGAGGAATGATATGACTAACCTGGAAGCAATAGTAGGCGGGGCACTTGTTGCCGTGGTGTTCACACTCATCGTTTATGTAAGCGGTGAGCGTGTGAGTGATGCTCGTGAAGCATTACGAGCCAAGTGTAATCCTGTAGCTGAAGGTAACGTAACTGGGTATGACGGTAGTCTCGATGATTTGTGTGGTGAGAACTACTCTAAATTTATCCATAAACCAGAAGGAACTAAACAATGAGTGAATACTCTCGTATTAACAAACTAAAGCGTGCCAATAAGAACCTGCACATGGCCAAACAGAAGAATAATTTGGCAGATTTATCTAACCGTTATGGCGTCGGTGCAAAACGCACCATCAAAAAGCTACGGCACAGTGCAATGATCCATCGTCATCGTGCAGCCATGCTGCGTATGCAGGCTATATAGTAGTAGTGCCAAAGCCCTTCTCCCTGTGAGAGGGGTTTTGTTTTTTGGTTATTACTTATTTGTCGTGGAGAGTATTGTGACTATTAAATTGATTATCTCAGGTGGGCAGACAGGTGCCGATAGAGGCGGTCTCGAAGCTGCGAAAGATCTGGGTATTCAAACCAGTGGCTTTGCACCTGCTGGCTATCTTACTGAGAGAGGAAGTGATTACTCTCTTCGAGATGAATTTGGTTTAGTAGAAAGCAGGCATACAGGCTATCCACAACGTACCCTTCAAAACATACTGTCTGCTGACCTTACTGTGTTATTCACAGGAGAGAAATATTCTCCAGGTAGTGCATTAACAAAAAAACTATGTCTACGCCACGATAAGAAAATGCGTGTAATAACCCTGCAAGATGATCTGGAAGGCGGATTGCTTATACCTGTTTCAGAGAGTCTATGGCCCAGCAATATTTGGAGTGATCCCAGTATCGGTATTATTAATGTAGCTGGTAACAGAGAATCGGTATGCCCGGGTATCCAAGCAATGACCAGAAGGTGTTTAAGACAACTCATTGAAAACCACGGGGAGTATTAATATGGCCTTAGATGAAAAAGGTAACTATGTATTCTACTTTAAAGATAATCCAGCAGATGAAAGCTATATAGAGCCGGAAGATTGTAGGCTACTTGCGGATCACGTAAAGAGCGGCTTCATATCTGTACAGGTGTTCAGCGATATCAGTGGAGTACCTGAAGAGGATGTAGGTAATATCGTAATCATGTTTATGGAACCCAATGCAAGAGAGGTAATGCATTAATGATTAAAACATTAATCTACTCTAGTGAGTTAACCCTAACTGCCTATTTAGATGAATTCGAAAAAGGCGTACAAAAATTCTGTGAACAATTAGGAGATCTACATCCTCACCTGAGTAGTTTTAATATAGAAGTTCTCATAGAGATGGATAGCTACAAAGAAGTAATACAAAAAGAATTGAATCTATTCTGTGTATTAAATCCTGTTTACAGTATTGAGGTAAAAAAAGAAGAGTACCCTATATCTACAGCAATAGGAGGGAGGCATACAGGTGAGCTTCACGTAGGGGTACTACTCCTGTTCAGTGGTATAAAAAGATCCGATATTATTAAAACTAATTTTGAACTAGATAACACTAAGTCTCTGTGGATGTACGATATAGAAGAAAAAGAAATGGTGAATATTATTCAACCGAAGGAGGATCAAGATGGAACAGTATAGAGATCTATACATATACACGGAGATGATGTTTAGCTCGCCTCAAAGTTATATAAAAAACATAGTTGGGATCCATCAAAGTTTTAGCATCACTCATAACACCTATGTACTTAGTTACTATAGTGGAGCATACAAAGAGAAGGAAAGGGCACTATTAAATCAAGAGTTGGAAGTATTTAAGGTGATGAACCCTGAACTAAGTAATCAAATAGTGTTTAGCTATGTCAAGTCTGGCGGTATACCTGCCAGGCAGACAATTATTCCTACAATCTCTCGAAACACAGAAGTGACAGAGGATAAAAGCTTACTGGTGTTGGTAGAAAATATAGTACTAGTTTCTAGTCAACGTAATAGACTATTAAACAAAGCCAGAGAAGCTCACCTTATACCTGTAATTTATAACATTAGGACAGGTGTTTTCCAGTTCATTGAAGAGAGTATTAAAAAAAAAAGGAAAACCTTTGGATACTAGATTAGTTATATATCTCAGATTAAATGTACCCAGTCTTATAACTACCCGAACTTACACGGAAGAGGCAATAAACTGCTTACTTATTAAAACAGGGCGGAAAAATATAACAATAGTCAGTGTGTGTGATGAAACAGAGGCACTTAGTAAATTAAATCTACATATCCAGCTACTTAGTAAACTAAACCCAGATATGGACATTCAACTAGGTAAATCTATCAAATCAATAAAACTACTAGTAACTGAGTATCAACGACATGATGTAATCATAGTATCCAACGTATTAAATGAACAGACAGTAGCTGACCTAGCTTTCGGCAATATGTGCAAAAGTTTATCTGTATATTCCCCTGAAAAAGCTACCCTTACACCAGTTAAATCTTAAATCTCTTACACAAAAAGATTACACATTACACATCATTACTGATGTGTGGGTGTCTCTCGTGTCTGCTTATTACATTGGGAGCATGGCGCTCCGCGCTTATCAAGGAAAGCCCAATTCCGGGTTTTTATAATCGTCAATCATTAGTCAAGGAGACTATTATGGGCGCTCGCGATTACGCAGCTCAAGAAGCAACTACCCGTGCCAACGACAACCAGAAGGCCGATGGCTACATTAACATTCGTGGTGTTCTGCCGAAGAATGGCGAAACTCCTATCAAGCTCAAGGGCCAGAACCGGGTCTACTTCCCTCTGAACATGGAAGACCCTCTGCACAAGAAACTGATGGAAAGCGCACAAGCTGATAGCGATGGCGTGTTGAGCATCACTTTGGTGGCAGAAGTACGTGTGGCAGATACTGCCGAGCAGGATGTTTCCGGCTTGGAATTCTGATCCAGCACTACCCAAAAGGGCTCCTTCGGGAGCCCTTTTCTTTTTCTGATAAAAAGGATGTAGCCATGAGCGATCTAGCCGTTATGCAGGCAATTCTGGAAGACACGGTTAATACCAAAACCATCCGAAAGAACTTACGGATGGAGGTAGCCAAGCTCCACCTCATTAATGAAAAATTCAGTGAGATGGAAAATCTTCTGAGTAACTGGATGGATATTCCGGAGAACTGGGACGATAGTATTGCAGCGATGAAAGAGCTCTTCTCTGATGCAGAGATATGCGAAAAGATCCTGCTTGCTGTCTCTTATGCCACAGTTGAACCAAAGCCAATTCAGGCTATTGGTGCTGTGCTTGCTCAGGAACTGTGTTACGCCTGTCCTTTCGAGGGCGTAGATGTTGCAGTGACACTTCTGGAAGTCACGACAGACAGTGATCTGTTCGACATCCTACTCAAACCTGGCGCACACAAGATCTACGCCAACTTCACCCTACCCGACAGCTTGTTGCGTAGTATTGAGCTGGCTCAGTTTCCCTTACCTATGATCAGTATACCGTTGCCTCTTAATCCTATGGATAAGAGCAACATGGATACCTCTCATTTCATCCAGAGAGGTAGTCTGATCCTTGGGAAAATGCACCACCACAACGAGCATATCTGTAAAGACGTGCTCAATATCTTGAATGCTACTCCTCTCGCACTGGATATCCCTACGGTGCAGGAAGATGAAGTATCCAATAAGCCTCTAGATACTCCAGATAAGCGAAAGCAGTTTGCCAAATTGGCGAAGGATTCTGCGGATGTTTACATGGAGTTAATTAGTCTAGGTAATCGCTTCTACCTTACCAATGCGTATGATTCCCGGGGACGGGCATATATGCAGGGGTATCACGTTAATCTGCAATCTACCGACTATAAGAAGGCTTCCATTTCATTAGCTGACCAAGAGGTAATGTCCTGATGGTAAGTAAAAGAGCAGGCGTTCTCCTTCCTACCGCTCAACTGACAGACAAGTGGTATAAGGATAACAATATCGACCGAGCTGAAGTAGCCATTGAAACTCTTGACGTGACCGATAAATCTTTCGGCAGCGTCGAGCGTGTACTGCTATTTGAGAAGTGGTCAAAGAAATACGGCGTAGACCACGAAGTGTGTCTATCTATGTATTGTCAAGCTATCCGAGATGGTATTAACGCATCTCAGCAAATGCTGGAGGAGTAATGGACAAACCAGCACGAGGATGGATCAAGCCTGATGGGTTTGATCTCCTCGCAGAAGGGTGGGCAGTCAGTCGAATACTGGAGCTGGGTAAACTCCAATCGTTCGCTAAAAGCGATTTACTAACCCACTGGATGGGTAAGTATGAATTAACCAGAACAGAAGCCCGCTTGTTATTTAAGCAAATTGAAAACGATATCCATAAGTAACAACTCTAACTCGCAATGGAGAAATACTATGCAATCGCTATCTACCTTGGACTACCTGAAAGTAGCTCTTGCCAATTCTTATGGTGAGGGCTATGACCGCAAATCATGGGAATGCCGTATCAATTTGGCAGATGAGCTGCTTGATATGGATGAAAAAGATCTGGAAGGATGCGGAGAGGAACCTATGTTCTTCCAGAAAACCCTTCGAGCCATCAAGGACTACCATGCAGGTAATCCATCTGGTTACATTATGCCAATGGATGCTACAGCGTCTGGATTGCAGATTCTGTCTCTCCTGATGGGATGCCCAACTACTGCATCTCGCGTCAACCTGATTAATACAGGTGAACGTGTAGATGCGTATGAGAGCGTCTCTGAAATCATGGGAGTGTCTCGTTCAGTACTGAAGAAACCAGTAATGACTCACTACTACGCCAGTAAGGAACAGCCAAAAGCTGTATTTGGTGAAGGTGATGAGTTAAAGCGTTTCTATGATGTACTGTATGAAGCGTTCCCTGGAGCAGAGATCGCCATGGAAATCCTGTTAGGACTTTGGCAGCCTTATGCCCGAGAACATAAGTGGAAACTCCCAGATGGGCACACTGCTATCTGTAAAGTTACAAACATGGTTTCACATAAAATCCCTATGCGGATTAACAAGCAGGAATTCGGCTACCGAGCTGAAACTGTAAGCCCTTCTAAGAAGGGTATCAGCCTGCCTGCTAATATCGTGCAATCCATCGATGGTTACATCATGCGGAGAATGGTACGTAAAGCACATGACCAGCATTTTGAGCTACTAGCTATCCATGATTCATTCTGGGCTCGCCCTCAACACATGAATAAGGTGCGTCAGAATTACATGGACATCATGCGAGAAATTGCAGACATGAATCTGCTTGAGGGTATTGCTCGTGAAATTACTGGCAACCGTCACTTTACTATTAAGCGTATCGATACTGATCTGGCTAGCAAGCTGGACGGTGAGTACGCTCTGTCTTGATTATTCTGCCTTAACCCCTCTTATGAGGGGCTTTTTTTTTTTTTGTTTATGTTTCCATTTAAATTAAAAGGATAGAACCATGAATACTCAGCTCTCAATAGAACAGCTCCAAACATTTCAGAAACTGGATCGTATCGTTAATATTTTCAAAGAGTCTGACTGTGCAATCCGTCCACACTTTACACTGGTAGGTGGATCAGGCTCAGGTAAAAGTCTGCTAATTGAGACCCTCGCTAACGACCACAAAATTGGATACTTTCGTGTCAATGCGGCAGCACTGACCAAAGAAGGTACTTCAGGTAATAGCTTGTCCAAAGCACTAACCCCTTTGCTACAGTTTGGCGGTAAGCCTGTAATTTGCTTCGTAGATGAATTCGATAAGCTATTTATCTCAGGCAACAGTAATAGCCAATTGGCCCATGAAACAACCAATGGGGTTCAGAATGAATTTCTGACAGTACTAGAGAATGAAGTTGCCGCCGTTTACGGAGATTACGGTAAATACGTTGACGCCAATGTAGGAAATGTACTATTCGTGTTTGCCGGTGCATTTAACGGCGAAGAAGATATCGATATCGATCGTCTACGCGAACTAGGCATTAAGACAGAATTTCTTGGGCGAGTGGGGCTAGTATTTAATACTTCACCCATGTCGTTGAAATCTATGCTGGGCATATTAAAGACTTCCCCACTATTACGTGACTACTTCACACTATTCGATCTTACTCCTGAAAAAAAGAAAGAAGCATTAACTACTCTTTCCCGTGAAGTAGAGAGTGCCTATGATAACAACACTTTGGGTGCCCGTGTCGTGAACAATTTGATCCACCAGTATTTCATCTATGGTGGAATCAAAGAGAAAGACGAAAATAAACCCATATTCCGTAAAAAACTAGAAATCAACTTACCTGAAATTAAGGAAAACCGATGAGCCAAAATAAAGAAAATAGTTGGAATGTAGTTTACCCAGAGCGTGTATTCTCTTTCTCAAATAAGACTGTTGGAGTCTTTATTCATAAAGAGACAATGTACCAAATAGAGGCTAAAAGTTGGGTGGATGAAGGGGAAACCTATATGATCTACCCTATGTATGACATGCCTGCAATACGGGTGAGTAAAGATCTCTACACCCTACATAAAAGACCTGATCCTGAGGCCGGTGAAAGAGAACATGAAATGGAAAATGCCGAAGTAGTTGGTTATGAAAAACTTCAAGAAGTACTAAAACGTGCTTACGATCAAGCTGCAAATGGTAAAGGGAAAGAGCGGCACAGTAGTAACAACACTATACCTTTCCATGAACAGCGTATGCAGTCTATCTCAGACTTAATTAAAAGTCCTAAAGGAATGGAATTTCAAATAATCAAAAAGATTACTGAAAGGCTGGAAATGGAAGAAACTGAACGTACCACTAAAGAACTTTTAGGTGCGATCAACTACATTGCTGGAATTATTATTTTCCTCGAAAAACAGGATAACCAGTAATAGCTTAATACTCCTCGGATTTGTATGGTGGTTGTTCCCACTATACTTTCCGAGGAAAAATTATGTCTACCAGAAAGAAAGCCAAAATTGCAAAATCTCGTGCAGAACTCTTTGAAACTATCATTGTTCAGTTGGAAAAATGCTCCAATTACCAACGGGAACTAATTGTAAAGCAAGCCGGTATTCACCCAATGACTATTTACTGGTGGGTTACAGGTGTCACCACTTCCCCTCGCTTATCTACTATTATTCCTGTTGCAGAAGTACTCGGTTTCGATATTGTGCTGAAACGCAATAAAGATAAAAAATTCCGAAAAGGTCTGCATTCCGTATAGATCTCTAATATAGGAAATAACAATCATGAGTGATTCAGTAAGAGAGGCGTTTGAGGCGCTTGAGCAAGCCAAAAACAAGTTTGAAATGTGCGGAGCCACCTTTGAATTCGACACCATCAAAGCCGCCCTTAGCGCCAATGGTGGGGAGGCGGTTGGCTACACAGGAAGTGGCTCACTGGATGCATTAAAGCAAGGGGCAGAGGGGCACATTTTCCCATCGCCCGCACCGTCGCACCCTGTCCCGCTGTACCTGAGTCCAACTGTCAAGGATTCCTTGACGGTCCAGAACGAACCCATCGGGTATGCAGACCCAGACACCCTGACTGACTATCGGGCAGGTGACAGGTTGCACATGCCCGTTTATCGCCCAGATGCGTCTGCCGATTGGCAAGACGGGGTTCCGGTTTATCTCCACCCCGCCCCGCCATCTGTTGCGGTGCCAGAGGGGTGGAGCGTGCTACAGGTTGAAGACCAAGGTAACGCTGGGTTCATTGTCGGATCGCCTCGCGTTAACGGCGTTCGCACAAACACCAGCGTCTGGCGGGACGACGAAGACCCCGCCCATCAATTGCTGGCGCACATGCTCGCCGCCGCCCCATCCCTCGACCATTCCGGTGACGCCAACAAAATGGCGGATGATCTGCCGGTCGCCATCCCTGAAAGTGAGTTTGACGAAACCAACCCGATACACCAAGCCGCCGATGCCTACTCTTATGCTTGTGAAATTATGGAGCAACATCAGGCCAAACGTGTCAATGCGGGGAAAGACCCCGGCACCATCGGTAGCCTCTGCGACGGTATCGCATGGCTATATGAACGCATTCAGGAATTGGAAGACGCCCCCTCTGTGCCGGAGAACGAAATCAAGGCGCAGGCGCTGGAGTGGTTTGCGGACTGGCTGAAACGGCAGTCTTTCGCCCACAAAAAGCGGTGGACTTCTGCTGCAAACGAGGCGCTTCGCTGTGCAGCCCGCCTCCGCACCGCTGGCGACGAGGGGGAGGAGTGATGCTGTGCTACGCGATAGTCAGAAAAGGGCATGTACAAAAAGACCTGATTACGGATCAGCTTGAGATTTACGAGTCCTACGACGCCGCCATACTGCACTGCCCGGCAGGAGCAGAAATTAAAGANCATCCATAACGGAGAAGACAACCATGAGTGACAAGATCGTAGTAACCGATATAAATAAGCGTTGGGAAGAAGGCATTGAACACCATCCAAAGTCCATAGAAATTGTTGAAGCTCTTGAAGAAATAGATTTCAAGTACGGCGGTGACACGCTTTGCATAAAAACTGGCGGCGACGGTGACAACGGCGAGCACATGATGTTCTTGTTGGACATCTACTTCGAGCAGCAGGATGCAGAATCCCTGAGCGACGAAGGAGAGTGATTGTGAGTGATATTAATATGAGTACTTTTAACGACTACGTTGCATGCGTAGCTCAGGATATAGTGGCGGCATATTGCAGCCCGCATGTACTTATGAAGCCAAAGGTTTATAAAGACGGGAATCAATGGTGTGCCCTTTACGGCGAAAACATTCAGGAAGGTGTAGTCGGGTTTGGCGACACGCCAGAACTCGCATGTAAAGCGTTTGATCTTGCATGGGAGAAAGGCTAATGGAAATTTCACTGTTGGCTGGTGTTGGGATTATCGTGGTTTGTTTTGCCACAAACTTTGCTCTTGCGGTTGCCAAGACAGGATGGCACGGCGCGTTAGTGATATTGGCATGTGAACTTCTTTCGATGGCCCTGCTCGGTCTATCTATATGGCTAATAGCTGGAGGTGCAGCATGAACATCAAGATTGGTGATAAGGTTAGAATGGTAGACGGCCTAACATGGGCTGTCGTTGAAATGCCAGGTGGCAGTGAGGATTTCCCTGATGACTATAAGGTACGGCGTGTAGATAACGGCGACTTGGGGCTTATGTCGCCTTCCAGTATAACCCACGTCAACGGCAAGCCTGTTAGTGAGAAGCCAGAGAAGAAGGTGTATGCCATGGCGCCGGAGGGGNAAAACGCACGGCTAATTTTACTGTCGTTGACAACCAGGGCGACATTATCGGTTGTAACTGGAAAAGAGATGGGCACCTAAACGGAGGCGACTGGACACGCATTGAGCTAACCGAAGACGAAGCGGCGCTGATCAACGCTAAAGTGGATGCGGCCAATGATAATGATGTCACCACAAAGCCTATCGACCTAGAGCGCCTAAAGACTGACCGGTACTACTGGGATGAAGTGGCGCCGGAGGGGGCTGAGTATTATGGGCAAAAAGAGCCAGGATGGCTTGAGTGCTGGTACAGGATGTCCGGCTCTGACTGGGAATATCTGCTAGCTGATGGCAGAAATAGCGAATGGAAAAAGGCAAGCGTAACGCGGGGCAAGGAAAACCTAATATCTCGCCCAGCGCCTGCATGGAACGGCGAAGGGTTGCCGCCTGTTGGGGTAGAGTGTGAGGCTTGGTACGCGAAAGGCGACTGGGTTGTGGGGAAGGTTATTGCACACGATGAGATAGACGGAACCCCAGTTGCTGTATTCAAGGATGGCGAGCGATACACGGCGTTCACGGCTTGCTGCCTTCGCCCCCTCAAAACAGAAAAGGAACGGGTGGTTGATGCTGTGATGGAGGTGGCCGGGTTCGGTGAGAACATGCGCCACGGGCTAAACAAGGCGTTCGAGGCTAATGCACTGCGGATGCCAAAGGGGGAGAAATGAAAAAGCCAAAATACATGGTATTACCGATAAAATATTCGGCGCCTGACCTCATTGACGGGGAAGGCACCAGAGTCGGGATTATTTACACGGAGAGCGAGGTGCAATACTTCGTCCATGTGGTAAACGCTCAAGGGGAGGCTGATGGCAGCACAGAAAAACGTCAGCCTGTGCTGGGCAACGACAGCCTGAACGCAGCATGCCATGCATGTCTCGGTATATTCAGGGATTACGATGAGGACGAGGTAAAGCGGTTCGCCCCAGCATCCGTGCAGGCAGCATGGAAAGAGGGCAAGGATATCTCGGAATTCATTAAGAAGCGGCGGGACGAAACGCTAAAGGATTTCACGTTATGACCACTAAACGAGTAGCAATAGCAGAGCTGAAAGGAGCGGCGCTTGATTGGGCTGTGGCTATGGCCGTATGCCCTGAGTCGTTTAGGGGTAGCCGTCGCCATGATGGCACGCCAAACTGGGTGGCTGGGTGGCTAGACAACGGAAGTCCATCCACCGACTGGAGCCAAGGCGGGCTGCTGATCGTTCAGCATGACTATGCTTTGCCATATAAAACACCTGGGCACCGGCAGCATCTTGGCAGATATGAGGCGCGCACGCCTGGAGGGTTTACGATAAACGGAAGCTCCCCTCTCATCGCAGCCTGCCGCGCCATAGTAGCCGCCCATAATCCTGACGGCTTTGTGGAAGTGCCTGATGAACTGGTGGAGGAAGAGTGATGTCACGTTCAGTTTGTAAATACTGCGGCAAGCCAGTGGTGCTGAAGCCCAGCGCCGAAGAGCGAGCCAAGAAATACGGTGAGACGCCGACGTTCTATCGTCGCCTGTTTCCCAATCACGGCGCTTGTGAGGTAAAGGCTCGGGAGAATGAGACCTTGAGCTTGCTGAGACGGAGAGCGAGCAATGAGACTTCCTAAAAAGGGTAAAAATAATGGGGAATATCTATAACTATCTATATGAAAGGGTAAATTACCCAAGAGAAGGAGGCTACAGAATGGAAGCCTTTAAACTACCTGACTGGATTAATATTGAGATTTCTAAAGAAGGTGATAAAAAAACTGTCATCGTTAATTCTAGAATACATAAAAGTAAGAGGGTAAAAATGACCCCTCAGTATTCTTCTTCTTTTTCTGATATTGAAATCATAAAAGATATTAGCNCTACAGTAAAAAAAGGCACTCATTGGAAGCACCGTAATGGATGCGAGTATTTAATAATTCTACTCACTAATGAAAATTCTAATCCAGAAAATTCTGATAAGTACCCAGTAAATGTTGTTTACATAGGCATGAATGGAAATATCTGGTCTAGACCTCTCACTGATTGGCATAGAAGCATGACACCAATAGATAATGAATGATGGAGAGATTAAATGAATACACTACACACTGGAGCTCCCATACAACAAATGAAAACTACTGAACAATGGTCAGGTCCAGAAGATGGGTTGCCGCCTGTTGGGGTGGAGTGTGAGTACGATGACTGTGATAACGGCTGGGTGCCTACCACGATCTTGGCGCATCACCCTGACGGCCACTGTGCTTGGCATCAGAGCGTTAACGCGGATGGTTTCTCTGAGGGCCGCTCATACTCCAGCGACAGCAAGAACAGCTTCCGCCCCCTCCGCGCCGGGAAGGAGGGTGAGTGATGGGAGCTAAGTACAACATTGAATTATGGCGTTTGTGGGTTCGATACACGCCGGGGGTTTCTCTGGAAATACTCACCCGGCACAAAGGAGCTGGGGGCTGGTTCGCCCCGGCCAGTTGGCATTGGAGGTGCCGGTACTCAAAACGGTTCGACACCAAAAAGGAGCACCCCAATGACTGAGCGCACAGACCGCGATTTCGAGTGGCGGGACATTGGCGATGGCCGCCCGGTAAAGGTTCAGGTATGCGATATGTGCCGGGTGGCACCGTCAAATGTTGACGACTGCGGAGAGTTTGGGAACCCGGACTGCCCATACTTCGGAATCGGGCGGGAAGAATTCGAGCGCCGCGCCGCTTGCCGCGCCATCGTAGCATCCCACAACCCTACCGGCTATGTAGAAGTGCCTGATGAACTGGTGGAGTGAAGGAGAGGATTATGACTATCGACATCGAACGACTGAAGCATGACTTGGATTACTGGAACTCTGTTGCTCCAGAAGAGGCGACTCATTACATCATTGATGATGACGGCAAATCGCGGCATGTAATCCAGCCTGGATTCTATCTCGACGAAGGGGATACATGGTGGCAATGTGACGGGTACAGCTACTGGCGCAAGGACACTGTCAACCCTCTTACGTCCATCCCCCGCCCCGCCCTGTTATGGGATGGCGAGGGACTTCCGCCTATCGGAAGCGAGTGCACTATCAAGGATGACGGTATACTGAGAACCATAAAAAAACACGGTATGCGAAGCGTGTACCGGGATCTGGCTAAAGGCATTCTTCGTCGTCTTACTTTAAAATAGGTATCCCTATGTTAGATAACCCATGGATTTTTTCAGCCGCAGTAATATTCGTTTGTCTGGCTTTGGTAGGGCTCTATGAAATAATCTGTGGATTATTTAAATATCTTGCTGGTGAGAGAGATGATGACTAAACCTTCAGATGTTGAGATCAGTAGGCTACAACTGATGAAATCCAAGGAAGAATGCCATCAGCTCCAAATGGAAAATGCTAAATTGAAAAAAGAGATCAACAAACTTGAGTCTGATCTCTTAAAAGAAATATCCCGCAATGCGGAATTAATGACATTTTTAACTTTATCTGATGAGATTTAACTATGCCTAAAACCAACGAAGAAAAGAATCATGTACGAGGGGAAGAGCACTACTGTGCGAAACTGACAGAAGAGAATGTTATTGAAATCAGGAGACTCGTGAATGAATTGGGGCTGTGCTGCACTTGTGTGAGAAAACTCTTGAAACTGGAGTGTTCTAATCATGCAATCTGGGAATCGGCTTCTGGTAAAACTTGGAAACATCTTCCCTAGATTCAAAGGGCGATACACTTTTGAAGTATCGCCCACAGAATCACATTCTGTTTAGCTAGATTTGCTCTATCTAAACTAATTGCTTTAGCTTTATCAAAGATTGTAGAATCTTTATCTAACAATTCCCCTTCAAGTATAAAACTTTCTGGTAAATCAGATTCCTCTACACACTCCACCATTACGGGAACCTCTACTCGTTTAATCACGACAGTAGGTTCCCTGCTTATACATCCTGCCAACACCAATACCATCCCTAAAACCAATATCTTCATAGCCCTAACGCCTCATCCATAACTGCTTCAGCATCAGCACAAGTAACCCCTTCCATTTGCTCAAGAGAGCGTATTCTCTCTTTCAGGGATGCCTGACTAGCCCTAGCCTTAGAAATAGCAATAGCGGCCTCTTCTTGGCGCTTCTGGTTATGTTCTTTGAGATCAGTGACAGCATTATTTTGATCTTCCAAAGCCAATTCCAATGCAATACGGTTACTCTTACAAACGCCGTAATCCACTTTCAGCCTTTCAATTTCTACTTTTAAAGCAGAATTAGTGACCTTTAATCCCGTATTTTGGATGTAAGAATAAACTGCATAAACCAACAGAGGGGCAATAATTGCAGCAGCAATGTAGCCTACTGCTTTTACAGTAAGGTTCTGCAAAATACTCATGTCATTGGCCTGTTATAGCCTGAATCAGATTTTGCTTTGGATCTGGCATACTGATTAAGTCCACCGCCCATAGCATTTGAACCAAATAAACCAACAGTAACGAGCGCCCAGTCCCCTGATTCAATAACTTTGAACCACATCAAAGCAGAGGATATGAGTAACCCGAAACATAAAAGCAAAAACAAGAATGCCTGTAAGTGATCGTCTATTAACTCAATCCAAGTTCGACAGTACTCACGGGCAGCGTTAGGGATATTACAAAACCATTTCATCATTGATTCACCCTGTGTCTGAACCAGCCATAAGTGAAATCTTCATTGGCTTGTCTGCCAATATTGGGGTCTATATTACCACTAATAGTAAATAAGTAATGACCGAATAAAGCTTCCAGAGCAGATAACAAAGTTTCCGCAGGATATTCACCGGAACGGTATGTCATGAAAGAGTTGAAAGCGGATAAAGTCTGCTCTCCGATGATTCCATCAGTAGCAATATCTGGATAAATAGATCCCTTCTTATTAAAGAGATTCAGAGACATTTGAAACCACTGGGAAGGTTTATCAGGGCCACAGAGAACACCTGCATCAAAAAGTCGATAACCTACTTCTTCGTCGATATCTGCCACTCTCCCAAAATTAGGAGCAGTGTAGTACTTGGTGAGATAGATATGGATTGCTACATCCCGAGGGAGATTATTCATTGGCCCCATGTAATTATGACGCCTAGCGGTGGCTTCTGTAATACCCCACATTGTTTCTCCCCCACGATCTGAGGGATGGTTGGCATAACGCCCTTCCTTGCCAATAGTGCGTTCAATTGCTGCACGTACTTTGTCCACAGGTAAGCCTCTCTAGTCGCGGCCTCGCCACTTGGATATCTCAGTCACCATATTAGCAAGGTGTTTGGTTACAGTATCATTAAGAGTTGTCTGTTGTTCTATCAAACGTTGATCCAACTTCTCTATCGAAATTTTGAGATCCTGGCGATCCCGTTCGATAATCTCATAAA